TTGTGAGCGCTATATGCGCGCATGCCGGGGACGAACTGCGTCCACATTGATGGCTGCTCCATCACAATATGCTTGGCACATCCGGTTTCGCAATGAGACGGTGCCCAGCCTCTTCCACCGCCGCGGGCTCATCGAAGTAGCGTCCGTGAAGAGCTGTCCGCCATTTTGTAATCATTGAAGCAATAACTCGCAAGGCGACGAGGGCTTCCGCACGCCATGATCATAATCGCAATCGGAACCACGAATGGTGACATTCAGCGCAGGCCAGGAAGCGGCTCGCTGTCTCTTGGAGGGACGGCAGCGTTACACTTGTCTTGCAGGGGGGACACGCTCAGGCAAGACCTTCCTTATTGTCCGCATGATAATAATGCGCGCGCTCCAGGCAAAAGGTTCACGCCATGCCATATTGCGCCACCACGCCAATGCGGCGCGGGCTTCCATCGCGCTCGGCACGCTTCCTCAAGTCGTGCAGTTCTGTTTTCCCGGCATGCGGCTTAAGGAGCATCGTCAGGACGGTTATTTTGCGCTCCCAAATGGCTCGCGTGTCTGGATTGGGGGACTCGACGACAAGGACCGCGTCGAAAAAATCCTCGGACTCGAATATGCCACCGTGTTTCTAAACGAAGCCTCGCAGATTCCTTATTCCTCTGCATTAATCGCCTTTACGCGGCTGGCGCAAGTGACACGCGGAATTCGCCAGCATGCGTATGTGGATCTCAATCCGGCTGGCAAGTCGCATTGGACCAATGTTCTTTTCGGCGAAAAACGCGATCCGGTTTCCAAGCAACAGCTTAAAGACCCGGACAACTACCAGCGTGCGTTTTTAAATCCTCCTGACAATTTCGAAAATCTTTCCGCGGAGTTTTTGGCAAGTCTCGAAAATCTGCCTGAAAAGCAGCGTAAACGCTTTTATGAAGGCGTTTATGTCGATGAAGTCGACGGTGCACTGTGGACGTACGAGACAATCGATGCCGGCCGACGCGCGCCCGAGGATATCCCCGACGAGAAGCGCGCGGCAGTGGTCGTCGGCATCGATCCTTCAGGTGCCGCGGGACGTGACGATCTCGGCGCAGACGAAATAGGAATCGTCGTCGCTGCAAGAGGATTTGATGGAGATTGCTATATCCTTGCGGATCTTTCCTGCCGCGAGGCGCCCGCGGTCTGGGGTAGGCGGGCTGTCGTAGCCTTCCATGAATTTCGCGCCGATTGCATCGTGGCCGAAAGCAATTTCGGCGGAGAAATGGTTCGTGCGACCATCCAGGCTGCGGACCGGAACGCGCCAGTACGCCTTGTAACCGCAAGCCGTGGCAAGGCAGTTCGCGCCGAGCCGATCTCGGTGCGGTACGCGCGAGGTCAAGTGCATCACGTCGGTCGGTTTGGTAAGCTCGAGGATCAGCTCTGCGCGTTTTCCTCCGGGGGCTACACGGGCAGCGGCAGTCCCGATCATGCGGACGCCGCGATATGGGCGCTGACGCATCTTTTCGGAGCCGATGACGGGACCGGGATTATCGAATTCTATCGGCGCGAAGCCAAAGGATTTAGCTGAGCGTGACACCGCAAACATCTGCTTAGGCAATCGCGCCGGCCGAGTGCAATGAACAACCATCGAATGCGCGAAGGAAACAGCATGGCCGAGCGTGGCGCGGGGCAAAGAAGCTGGCCGCTTAGTCCCTATGAGGTCAATATCAACTTTGCAAGGGCCAACGCCGCCGAGGATGCGGCAAACTGGTTCGGCCCCTCAACGCCAATCTCGCCGCTCGCGCCTCCCGAGGTTGCCGGCCGGCAATGGGATTATCCGGCCGGCTTCAATCTTTCGACGCTCTCGCGTCCGTTCGAGCCGATTACATTTTCGACGTTGCGCGCGCTCGCCGACGGTTACGATCTTTTGCGCCTTGTCATCGAGACGCGAAAGGATCAGGCCGCACGGCAAACCTGGACCATCGCCGCGCGGGATAATGGAGCGCGTTCGGCGGCGGACTCGGCGCGAATCACGACGCTGAAAAACTTTTTCGCCCGGCCGGACGGCATCCATGGCTTCGCCGATTGGCTGCGGATCCTGCTCGAAGAGGTTTTCGTGACCGACGCGCCGGCGCTCTATATGAGCCGCGACCGGAGCGGCAAGCTGAAGGCGCTCATGCCGCTTGACGGGGCCACGATCAAACCGGTGATCGACGCTTGGGGCCGCGTACCGCAGCCCTATCTCGATGGCGACAGGCTAGTCTATCCCGCCGCATATCAGCAGATTCTGAAAGGTTATCCGGCGATCGATTATTCGGTGCGCGACCTGACCTACCGGCCGCGCAATCCTCGCGTCAATCGCGCCTACGGCATGAGTCCTGTCGAACAGGTTGTGACGACAGTGAACATCGCCTTACGCCGGCAATTGTATCTCCTGGATTATTTCGCGGAGGGAAATATTCCGGACAGCCTGATTGGCGTGCCGGAAACTTGGACGCCAGACCAAATCGCCACCTATCAGAAATATTGGGACGCCTATTTCGATGGCGATCTCGGTCGCCGCAGGCGGGCTAAATTCGTTCCCGGCGGCGTCGCGAAGACCTTCATCCAGACGAAGGAGCCAGAACTCAAGGGACCGTTCGACGAATGGCTCGCGCGCATCGTCTGCTTTGCTTTCTCAATTTCGCCTCAGGTTCTCATTCAATCGGTCAACCGCGCTACCGCGGAAACCCAAAAGGAGCTAGCCGAGGAAGAAGGTCTGGCGCCAATCCTCGCATGGGCGAAGGCGCTCATCGACGATATTTTAGCAGCCGAATTCGACGCGCCGGATCTCGAATTCGTTTGGAGCGTTGGATCCGAAACCGATCCCGCGACGCAAGAGACGATACTTTCGGGCTATACATCGAAAGGTATCTTGACCATCAATGAGGCGCGCGCCTCCTTGGGCCGCGCGCCGCTGATGGAAGCATCCGCGAATAGGCCGATGACGCTTACCAACGCGGGCTTTGTCACGCTGCCGGAATAGGCAGAACGCCGAACCTCCGGCTTCTTGAATTTCGCGTTGGGATTTTGCGGGCGCGCTCTTGTCTCCGGCAAGGCGTGGCGCGGCCTGCTTTCCGGTGGCGGCGGGCAGCCGACTGCTACACTGAAACGAACGATTGGGCGGGCCAGCGGTGTCTCGCTATCGCTGCGCAAAAATTGTCCGGCGGCGACGAGGCGGACGCGCAATGGGCGCTCGACGCGAGCGGGCTGACCCAGCTTTCGAGCGATAGCGCGGTGCTCATGCGCGCCGTCGCTGGTTCGCTCGGGATCGACCCGCTCGATCTGCCCAAAGCCGACACGCCGAGGCTGCGGCACGCGGAAGACATCGAAGCATCTGGACCTCATACGTACCTCTGCGAACGGTGCACTTCACCCGCAAAATGCCGTCGTAGGCAATCACGATCGCAGCGACTCTATTCGCCGACGCTCTGACCATAAGGGCTTTCGTGTCCCCGCTCTCGATCCTTTCTAACTGCAAGGAGTATCCATGTCCTCGTTGCGCATGTTCATTCCGATTATCAAGGTCGACGCGGCCAAGCGCCTCGTCTATGGCCTCGCGACCGCCGAGACGGAAGATCGCGTAGGGGAGATCTGCGATTATGCTTCGACCAAGCCACTTTATGAAAAATGGTCCGAGGAGATCGCGAAATCCAGCCGCGGCAAGTCCCTCGGTAATCTCCGCGCGATGCATGGACCAGTCGCAGCGGGAAAAGTGACGGCCATTACATTCAACGACGCGAAAAAGCAGATCGAGATCTGCGCTAAGGTTGTCGACGACGGAGAATGGGCAAAGGTCGTGGAGGGTGTTTATACCGGCTTTTCGCAAGGCGGAGCCTACGAAAGACGGTGGACGGACGTGGATGGGCGTACCCGTTACACTGCGGCGCCGAACGAAATCTCGCTCGTCGATTTGCCGTGCTTGCCACAAGCAACCTTTGAAATGATCAAGGCCGATGGGACGAGCGAGCGGCGGCGATTCGGCAAGGGAATGGATAACATCGCTAGGCTGGCAAGCCTCATCGAGGAATTGGACTGGTTGCAAAATGCCTCGGCATCCGAAGAATTGACCGAGCAGGACAATTCCGCCGTGCCCGGCGAATTGTGCGATCTCGTTGCACGCGCTTCGGCTATTTTGCGAACCATGGTGAGCGAGGAGACCGCGGAACCTGCACGAGACGGCGCTTCGCTAGCGCCGATGACAATGTTCGCCGCGCCTCTAAAGGCCGCAACTCTTAACAAGATTGGGGCCAGGAACAAAGCGGAAGATCAAACCAGGATCCAGCACTTGCACGACACCACGGTTGAACTTGGCGCCGTTTGCGAAACACAAAAAGGCATGCGAGGCGGATTGGAAAAACGCTTCGATGTGCTTACCGAGGCGATTGCCGACGTGCTGCGGCGGGTGAAGAACATCGAAGAGCAGCCTTTGCCTCTCCCGCTCTTAGGCCAACCGCGAGCGATATCAAAAGCCGAGGATGTGGGCGGCGATTCCCATGATAACGGCAGCATCGAGAAGCTGCTTGCGAACCCCGGGGCTCTGTCGGTTCTCGCCATCAAATTGGCGCAGCGCAACGGCCGTTCGCCACTGCGATGAGCGTCTTTCCCGGGCGCCCCGCTTGAATGCCGGAACGCCCAACCATTTACGATAGCCTTACACGCACGCGCGCCCGATAAGCTCCTCGTGTCTCCACGCGGGGGGGCTCCGTCACGCCAAATGGCGCAGCTAAAAACCTTCGCCACGAAACTCCCTTCAAACTTCCCTGCGGCTAGGAGCAATACATGACCATGCAGACCGATGTTCAGAGCGTTCTGGACCGGCTTAAGACCGCGCAGCAGCAGCCGCTCGGCGACCCCCGGTTCAAGAGCCTCATTGGGCTCGAAAAGAGCACTTTTTCACAAAGTGCGAGCGCTACCTCCGGGCTTACCTTTTACGATCTGGAACTTGGCGCGAAATTTCTTTATCCGGTTCTAACCCCATTGCGGAATATGATTCCCCGGGTTTCGGGCAAAGGCGGCATCCAGGCCGCTTGGCGGGCGATCACCGGCGTCAATACCACCGGCTTGCGATTCGGCGTTTCTTCGGCAAATCGCGGCGGTGTCATGGCCGTTGCAACCAAGGACTATACCGCGACCTACAAGGGCATCGGCGTCGAGACGAGTGTCGATTTCGAGGCTCAATTTGCCGGCCAGGAGTTTGACGATGTCCGCGCCCTAGGTGCAAAGACAGGCCTCGAGGCCCTCATGCTCGGCGAAGAGGCGATGATCCTCGGCGGCTGCACATCGACGCCGCTTGGCCCGACGCCGACGCCGACGCTAACGGCTTTGACCACGGGCGGTACACTTTCCGCCCAGACATGGTCCGTAGTTTGCGCCGCATTGACGCTCGACGGCCTTATGAATGGAAGCATCGCCGCCGGCGTGCAAGGGCAAATTTCCCGTACGAATGCCGACTTATCGGTAGATACCTTCGGTGGCGGCGTGGCGAGAAGGAGCACAAACGCAACCGTCGTCACGACGGGCACGACCAGCTCCATTACCGCGAGCGTTACGCCGGTCTCCGGTGCGCTTGGCTATGCCTGGTTTTGGGGTGCGGCCGGCGCCGAAGTGCTTGGGGCAATCACGACGATTAATTCAGTCATAATCACCGCCATCGGCAGCGGCACGCAGACAGCGGCTTCTCTCGGTGCCAATGACAACTCCGCGAATGCGCTCGCTTTCGATGGACTCATCTATCAGGCGTTGATCCCCGGCTCGGGTTCTTACGTTTCCACGATGGCTTCCGGAAGCGCCGGAATTGGCACGCCGCTGACTTCGGACAGCGCGGGCGGCATCGTCGAGATTGATGCCGCTCTAAAGTCCATGTGGGATAATTACCGGCTTTCTCCGGACACGATGTGGGTCAATTCGCAGGAGGCATTAAATATTTCAAGGAAGATCCTGTCAGGCTCGCAGACCGCCGCGCAGCGGTTCGTCTTCGAATCGTCTCAGGACTTGGTGGGCGGCGGCATCATGATCCGCACTTATCTGAATCGGTTCTCGATGCAGGGTGGCAGCGTGATCGACATTAAGGTCCATCCAAACATGCCTGCGGGAACCATCCTCATGACGACAAGGATGTTGCCCTATCCGCTTGCCGGCGTTGGCAATGTCGTGCAAATCCGGACACGGCAGGATTATTACCAAATCGAGTGGCCACTTCGTACCCGCAAATACGAATACGGGGTCTATGCCGACGAAGTTCTGCAAAATTATTTCCCGCCGTCATTGGCATTGATCACCAATATCGGCAACGGCTGAGCATCACGCGCGCGGCGTCTATCCCCCGCGCGCCTGACTCAGGATTTCACGGAGATAAAGCGATGGCAAATTCCGTAGCGCCGTTCGACACGCTCGGACCAACCCCAGTACTGTTAAAGGCGGGCGCCGGAACGCTGTTTGGATACGACGTTGGAAATTCCGACTCCAGCCCCGCTATGGTGCTATTTTACGATAAGGCCTCGCCGCCTATTTACGCCACCGATACGCCCCTCCTCAGAGTTCTGGTTCCTCCTGGGTTGAACGCACTTCGCTCTTCGGCGGCAGGAATCGCGTTCACCGCAGCTCTTTGGGTTCTCGTCAAGACTTTGCATGGGACGCAGCAGCGAAATGTCAGCGGCCACGCCGAATATTTATAGGACAAGGCTCATTGCAGATGGTCAAATTGCGGGCTCCAGACAACATTTCTTCGATCGTTCATGATGGCGTCGAGGTTCCAATCGGGGATGACCGGTCCGTTGATGCAGACGAAAATACTGCCGAGGTGTTTAAGGTACATGGATTCCGTCCATGGGACCGCGGCGAGAATGCAGTACCAATCGATGCCGTGCCCCATTTTTCGCACATGGTCCTGGATTTGCTCAAGCGTCCCCGTCGCCCACTGGACGTACGTCCTGCCGGAATCCTGCAGGCCAGCTTGCCGATACCGGCCCAAGGTGCCGTGATTCCGCCCACGGAAACCTGCGGCGAACACGAACAGGACATTTCGAGTCTCAACCGGCGGGCGCTTTTTGCTTTCCTCAGAGCGAAGGGAGTCCCAGTGGCCTTGCCTATTACCAATGAAGAATTACGCGCCGCGGCACGCCGCGCATGCGAAGGCTGAGCGGTTCCAATATTCTAGCAGCGCCACGCGGGCGGTTCTGACGTTGATGGAGACCATGGCAGGTTTCCCAAAGGTGCGTCCTCCGCACGACGTCAAGTGCCTAACAACAGGGCCGTAGCCAATGGCATCTCCTTTCGATCTTGTCAGCCTGGCCGATCTCAAAAGTTGGCTTGGTATAGCAGGAACCGATGACGACGTCCTGCTTGCGCGATTAATCACGCAGATCAGCCGCGGCATCCTCAATGTAATCGAAAGACCCGCGATTTTGCCTTCGGCCTATACCGAAACCTAT